CTTGCAGGTCGTCCAAAACCGATCCTTGCGTGCGTTGCAGCGGTCAGGGCTCGCCCTTGGTCTGGACCCGTGGCTTGCCAAGCGTGCAAGGGCCGATTTTGCGATCCGTCCTTGCGTGTGTGCATGGTGCGTGCGTGCGTTGCATGGTGCGTGCGTTGCATGATGGGTGCGTGCGTGCGTTGCAGGTGTGCTGCAACGTGCAAGTTGCAGGCTGCAACCCGGACGTGCTGCAACGTAACAAATCAGTTGCAATGCGGCCGCAAGTGTGCCATACTGCAAATCCTCGGCAATTCCGCCGCAAACAGAGGAATACATGTACAAATTAACACAATCCACCGTTGCCTTTATTGAGGAAAAGCTACTGCTACTTTATTTCATTGTTAATAGTCACGATAATCTTGGCAAAGTTAATCGGGATTTGTCATTGCTTCACGATAAGGTTGGCGAAGTAATGAATAATGTTTATGAAATTGTCCACGAACAGAAACTTACAAATGGAATTATCGGATTCGACGGTTCAATGTTTTCGGATAAAGATTTCGATACAATGCTGAGAATAATTATTGATGCATCCGATGCTGCAGGATTGGAATTCTTTATTGTTGAGGAATCAGATAACGAACAGATCAGGAGCATTTACAATTCAGTAAAGGAAGCTGTTCTTGAAGAAGTAAATAAATAAGGAGGGCACAGAAATGAACAACGCAGAAACAATCAGTAAGATTAACGATATTCGTACAGACCTTAACAAGCGATTTAAGAATCGCGAAAATGTTATTGATATGATGATTGCCAGTCTTGTGGCTGGAGAATTAATGTTACTTATCGGACCAAGGGGTGAAGCGAAAACTGCAATTGTGGAATCATTTGCAGGTTACATTTCAGACGGTAAGCATTTCAGTGTTGGATTAGCGAAATCATCAACTCCAGACGATATTCTTGGCGGAGTTGATATTCTGGCATTGCAGAATGGTATTTATCGCAGGAATACAGAAGGGTTTCTTCCAGAATGTACAACATTCCTTTTGGATGAAGGATTCAAGTGTAACAATCCAACGCTGCAATCATTATTGCGCGTGTTATCCGAGCGCGAATTTCAGGGTAAGAAAATCAATGCGTTATTTGGCGCAATTGCCAGTAACGAATTGCCTCCAGAATTGCGCGGACAGAAAAATGGAAAATCCGCAGATTTAGGTCCATTTGAGGATTCCTTATTGGCTTTCTTCGACAGATTCTTTTACAAAGTAAATGTGGACAAAGTAATAAACGGAACTCCAGATTGGCAGGATATTGTTTTCAATAATGTTACCGACACAAAGGCAAATGTAAGTGTAACATCAGAGGAAATACTGAACCTGAGAAACGATATTGATAATGTAAATATCGACGAAAGGACAAAGAACGCAATTATCGAACTTACAATTGCTCTGGAAACTTCAGATTCCAATATCCGTGTTTCAACGCGTACTTGGAGAAAAGCCGTCAGAATGATTAAGGTTCACGCATTATTGTCTGGTCGCAATACAGTAAGCAGAAAAGATTTCCGTTTTCTTACAAATTCGTTCTGGACAACTCCGGACCAGATTCCAGTAATTCAGCAGGCAATATTTGGAATCGGTAGCAGGGAAACTGCCGAGGCGGCTGCATTGGAATCGGCAGTTAATAATTACATGACTGCATACAGTAACAATAAACTTGTTATTGATTCGTCTGGCAATCTGCAGATTGACGAAAATTCGAGAAATACAAATCTCAATAAGGCAACGGTTCAGGAACCGCTTATCCATTTCCTGAGGGAAAATATTAACGAACTTAGGAAATTGGCAACATCTGCAGAGGATTACGACGAAATTGATCGCGTTATTGCATATGTTGATAAGTGCAGAACGCATGTCGTTAATCAATTAATGGAACGGTTAAGTGTGAAAACAAATAATTATTCAACAAAGGATCAGGCGTTCTGAGAACCTGATTCCAAACATGCCTGCAACCCGTATCGCAAAACCCGATCTTGCGTGTCCTGCGTGACGACCGCCTCACCCGTGGCCTACGTTTCGTCCTGCAGGTCTTGCAAGGGCCGATTTTGGACACCTGCAAGCGCAACTTTTGTGTTGCAACTGCAACGTGCATGTTGCATGTTGCGTGTGTGCATTGCCTGCACGATTCCCCAACATACTACTACTGAAAAGTAATATGCAGAAATTAAGCACAAGAAATGTACGTCTCGATATTGATTACTTAACTAAGTTTCGTTACGAGCGTTCCAGAATGTACTACGCGCAAATAACAAATTGCGAGCATCACATTTCACAATATCTGGGTGATGACGGTCCGTACGCAGTCCGAGATATTTTTTCCAGTATTTACTCTGGAAATAATGCGATCGATGATTCCGTGAAAAATACAAACCTGAAAAGGATTCTTGATTGGATGGACAGGGAAGTAAATAAAATACCGGAATATCAGAGAATAAAGCTGATGTCCCGTGGCGACCTACTTGTATCATGTATGTCATGCGAAACCTTGGTAAATAACATTTGCAAGGTACTTGCAGACAACATTAGCAAAAAAGAAAAAGAAAAAGATTACGACGAAAATGCAGCATTTAACGATTACTTAAATGCTGATGGAGATTTGGTAAGGATTACGAAAACTGGCGGAGGAATGAATAATGCTTACATAAAGAAAAATGGAAAAAAGAGGGGTTCCAATCATCCAGTTTCAGACGGTTACGTAAGGAATTACGTTGCTGCACTTGAAAAGGCTGGATATCGGCCAGCAAATAAAATTGACGATCCTGATTATCAGCAAATTGACGATTCATTAATTGATAGGATTGAATCGGACGACGAAATTGCTGCAGAATTAAGGATGAACGTAAAGTACGATATTATCGATACAATAAATAATGCCAAAACAGCTATGGAGTTGGCCTCGTTTTCTTACGGTATTCAGGAATCCGATATTGGCGCGACAGCAAATACTGATCCAGAATTAATCAAAACAGTAAGTACGTGCATTGAAAACAGGAAACTCGCAGATTTGCTGCGCGAAATGGGTAAGTTTTACGATTCCATGCGGGAATCCAAATCCAGAAGCGTTATTCACGGGAACATAATTCCATACGACATTAACAATGGGAGTAATCTGAGTAATATTATTCCCTCCGAAATGGCCTTACTTTGTAATGAATCAACGAAATCGTACCAGATTTCCAGATTGTTAGCAGGACAAACGCTTTCAGTAAGAAAGTGCGATATTGGCACAAAGGAAAACGGACCGTTTCATGTTTGTCTGGATATATCAGGAAGTATGCAAACTTCCGAAATTATCGCAAAGGCGTTTGCGCTTGCTGCAATAAAGGCTGCAATAGCAAGTAACAGGAAAGTCAGTTTCAGTGTATTCAATACAAAGGCGCAATGGATATCCAAGGACTTAAGTAACGTTTCCGAAAAGTCGGAAATGCTGATGAAACTGATAAACTTGAGAATGGAGGGTGGAACACGGTTTGAGCCGATTATTGATCTTATCGGTGAAACAGATGAAAATACGGATGTTTTACTTATTTCAGACGGTGCCGGAAGTATTGACGAAAATAAAACATTGGAGGTGTTCGGTACTAGAGATTTGCATTATTTAATAATCGGAAACGAGATGAGTTCATTGCCGTTACTGATTTCAGTTGCAGGCAAGAATCACGTTTACGCGTCAAACCTTATGGATGGTGATGCAATCGATATCGCAGCAAGGGCTGCAATAAAGTAACATGATTGCCTTTTGTTATTGACTGTTTCGCGCTGCCATGCGATTATTGTTATCGTATGGTTCATTATTCAACAAATGGAGACGTTATGAGAATTGTGGATAATCAGAAAATTGTGTGCGTAAGTGAAGCATTTTCAGAATTCCGTGAGATTCTTAAGAATGCTGGAGTTGCAACTATCCCAGAAGAAGTAATCTCGATTATTTCCGAAATGGAAACACTTGTGGAGGCTTGGCTCCGTATTGCTCCAGTTGGTATCGAAGGCATGAAATCACATATGTACAATATGATTACAGGATTCGATAATATGAATCCTGAACATATGAAGGAGCAGATGAATGATTACTTTGGCAAACAGATGGCTGATTTTGATTTCTGCTGCGATTTTATTTACTTTTCAGCGTTAACTGTTTATCATGCAGTTGGAGATCCGTACAAGCATCCGGGTGATTATTCCAAATGGAATAAGGATACTGCTATGGATTGGGCTTCTCAGAATATTGGACTGAATGATGAGAAACTTAAAAAGGGCAGCAAAGGAGAAAAGAATAAAGCAGACAAAGATAAAAATAATAATGATGACCCATTCAGTAATGTAAGAATTATCAAAATCACAGGGAAAGGCGGAAATGCTTAAGGTAAAGAATCACAAGTCACATATTTCTCGAAATATCGAGGCACGCCGCGCAATTGTAGGCGTTACTGCAGCACAGATGGAAGAAGTATCCAAGATTAAGCGTCAGCAGCTTTATCGTATTTTCAAGAATCCAGAACGCACTCTGTACCGAACGCTTCACAAACTTTCGTTGTTACTGTACTGCCCTTTGGATATTCTCATTAATGACGATATTTCTGCGGTTACAAATTATCCGCTACCTCCAGCGAATTATTTGGTTACGCTTGAGAAAAATAAGGAAGCATACGGTTTCGATTCCGTTGAATTCTGTTTGGATTTTAACGTGTTCGCAACGGATGCAGCGCGAAATTCGGCAAATTAATAATCAGTAAATAACATAACAACGGACGGGTGGTTATGCAGCACGTTATTACAAATTCAGAAAGATCAGCAGCGGCGTGTCCGCAGAAATGGCTTTTGCGATACGGAATGGGATTAAGGCCAAAAGTACGCGTACGTGCAATGGACCTTGGTACTTTGGTACATGCGGGTCTGGAGGGGTACTTTGGTGCGCCGGAGGGCTTGGCAAGCGTGGACCCATCGTTGCAAGGCGTCCAAAATCGGTCCTTGCGGGACGGCCTGCTGGCAATCCAGAGGGTTGCCGACGACCTGCAAGCGCAAGTCGCGCAATCGTCGGTTTTGAGTACTCTTGACCCAAGTACTTATTTGGATTCCAAGCAAGTAAGCGCACTTATTGAGGATGCGAAAATCGCAAAATCAATTCTGAGAAATTACCACCATCGTTGGTATCAGGAATCCCAAGAATGGAATGTAATACTTAACGAGAAAACACTTACCGCAAATGTTGTTTCCCCAAGCGGTAACAAATCCAAACTTACTGTATTCGGCGGAAAAGTCGATTTGGTCGTGGAAATAAATGGTCGTAACTTTATTGTTGAACATAAAACAACGACCCTTTCTCCAGACGATTGGATTGAGAAAAATAAAAGAAATCCGCAAACGCGTTCGTACGCTTGGTTATTGCAGCAAAACGGAATCAATATTGATGGGGTGATTTACGATATTATCCAGAGCAAGCCTCCACGTACAATGGAGGATTTATTGGAAAATGGATTAATCAATACTGGCAAAAGATTAGCGAAAACAACTGGATTGCCTTACACAACTGCGGATATTTTCTTGCAGGTTGTTGAGGAAATCGGATTGCGAAATAATAATAAAATTGGATCGCTTGACGATGTTGATTGGTATCGTGATACTTTTCAGCAATTACTGAAAAGGGACGACGGAAATTTCTGGTTCAGCAGGCATATTGAATTATTTTCCGATTACGAAATCCACAGAACCGGAAAAGAAATTTATTACCATGCAACGCAAATCAGGCAATGGCGGGAACATACAGAGAATTTCCGTAAGGATTTGCAGGATGTTCCGGCAAATAAGATTAATCAATATGCGGAGGAATATCTGGAATCAGATGAAGCCGATATGTTTATCCGCCAAAGTGCCATGTGTTATCAGTACAACAGATTGTGTGATTATGCTTCATTATGCTTATCGCACAATGCTGCCGACATTATTGGATTTTCAATAATCACAGAACAGCAAGGACATACGGAATTGGACCTTGCCAAATAAAACACGATTGCTTGCATTTGCATGTTGCATGTTGCGCTTGCGCGTGGCATGTTGCGCTTGCATGTTGCGTGTTGCGCCGTACGCAGCATGGTGCATGGTGATTATTCGGTGATTCAATAAATCGTTACTCAGGATTATTTATGATTGTTGGCAAGGCACAGGATACTTTTAATCGCAGGCCATTTCTGAAAATTGCAGTAATGGGAGCATCAGGTACTGGCAAAACAGAATGGGCTGCACGTTCCCCACGTCCATTAATATTGCTTACTGAGCCGCAAGGTATTGCCAGTATCTTTTCTGCAAATCCCGAGGCAAATGTTATCCATATCGAATCTTGGGAGGATTTCAGAACAATATTCGATAAGGTAAAAACATGTAAGATTGTGGAGGTTGAAGGACAATCTGCATGTTTAATCAATATCCAAGGTCAGGATATTGTTTACCAAACGCTCGTTGTTGATTCCTTTACTGATTTGCAAAGGCTGGCAATAAATAAACTTTCAGGTGTGGAATCCGGATTGCGTGATCGTCTGGATTTGGAGGCGGGAACAATCAATATGAGTATTGATAAATGGGGACAGATTACAAGTTGCTGCGAAACAGTATGGGCTCAGCAACGTGCATTACCCTGCAATACCGTATTCTTGTACCTTGCAACTGATTTTATTGACGACCAGCAAGTAAAAACAACGATTCCAATGTTATCTGGACAGAAGTTGCCATTTTCCATGGGACAATATTTCAACGCAGTTGGATTATCCATGGTACGGAAATCAGGTGACGGTATGCAGCATGTTATTCGCTGGCAGAATGCTACTTCTGCAGCAATAACAAAGCCTGCTCCCGGATTTCCTGCAGTAACATTAAATACACGTACGGAAGGTCAGACAACGCTTGGGTCGTTGTTACTCCATTCGTATCCCGATTTGGTAGTTGCACACGAATCAGGAGATAATGCAGATTTCGTTACTGCAAAACAGGCAGCAACGAGTACTGAAAAACAAGTAAGCAATCAGGAGGAAAGTAACAAAATCACAGATCAGGTACGTGCCCGTCGCAGATAATTACTTATATCATTAATACACAAGGAAAACGATCATGACATTTATTAATGCAGGCGATAACAGCTGGGATAACAAAATCAAGTCCGATTACTCAATCCCTGACGGCAAGTACATTGTATTTATTTCCGAGGCTTTTCCCGATAAATCCAAGGTGCAGGGTACTCCATTTATCGAGATTTCTTTTCAGATTCACGAGCCAAACAGTAAGTACAATGGCAGGGTTATTCGTTATCAGCGTTTTTATCTCAGCGAAAAGGCATTGCCGAGATTTATCAAGATTCTGCGTACTATTGGTTCTACCGATCCTTTTAATGCTACTGATTCAGTACAGGTTGCTGACGCATTATTGGACAGAATCTGCAAGGTAACAGTAAAGAATACTGTTGAGGATTACGGCGGAGAAAAGAAGCAGAAAACCCAGATATCTGCAGTTGAGCAATTGACGAACGCAGAAAGGCAAATGCTTATTGATGAATATGGGGATACTATGCTTCCGCCGCTAGCAACGGAGGAAGAAGTAATGGAAAATGATCTTAAGGAAGATTTGCCATTCTGAGATAATTAATGAATACGGAAACGCTTACTGCATCAGTAATAAGGTTGCGAGCGCGTATTCTGTATTTGGCGGCACGATTAAGGTTTGCAAGGGGGATAAATCAGGCGCGATTTGATCGTTCTGATTTATCCGCAATGCTGGAAATGGATATTGGGTCAGACTCAGAAAACGATTCCAAATTGCGAGAAATACTCCAATTGATACCGCAAGAGTGCAATCCAGTATGGAACGGCGCGGAATTAATAATCACAGATCCATCTGGATTCTCGAAAAACGGAGCAGATAATGCAGTAGCAGAAGTACTTGATTATTGGCGCAAACGTACCGGCAGGACTGCCAGAACTGTTTATACTTCAACAAGAATATCTGTTGTACGTGCAAGGCTTAAGGAGGGTTACACAGTAACACAGCTTAAGTATGCGGTGGACAGTATGATGAAATCCAATTTTCATACTGAAAATGGTTACACAGATGCAGAACATGCATTCAAGACAGAAAGGCTGGAACGTTGGCTTGCAAGTAAGCAAACGGAAACTGATTCAGTTTCTGAAATTGAAAGAATAACAATGGAAACAATACGCAGGAGGAATAAATGAGTGATTCTTTTCAGGATGCTCGCAAAATTGCATTTGATTGGTACCAAGTAAACGCGCTGCGTACTGCAGCTGTAAATGGTACGTACCCAGAAAAATGGTACCTTGCGCTTGGACTTGCAGGTGAATCAGGGGAAGTAACAGAAATAATAAAGAAGCATTATCGTCATGGAAAAGAATTGAATACTGAGCATTTGCGCGAAGAATTGGGTGACGTATTGTGGTACGTTACAGTTCTTGCAGCAAGTAACGGTATTGATCTGTACGAAGTTGCAGAGGCAAATATTGAAAAGCTGAGGAAAAGGTATCCAGAAGGTTTTGTTCAGAGGGGATAATATGAGAAACGATACTCCGGAAGATTTCCTGAAAAGAAACAATATCAAGTACAAGAAAACCGGAAAGGAGGCGATTATTGATTGTCCGGAGTGCGGCAAGGATTCTCATTGTTATCTGAATATTATTAATTTCAAGTGGCATTGCAAAAGATGCGATGCGCGTGGCAACGAATATTCATTAAAGAAAACCCTCGGTTTGCAGTACGAAGTAAGTGATTCTTCCGGAGTAAGTATCGAGCAGCACGATATTGATTCCAGCGCAAAACAAATGCTGGAAATAATGAATGCTCCAATTGTGGAAACGTACATGCGTGCGCTCTGGCATGACCCACGGGCGCAAGCTGCAAGGCAGTACCTGCAGGACCGGCAAATCCCGATTGCGCTTGCTCAGGCGCATTGCCTTGGATGGGCCGCGCAAGCGGACGGCAACGCAAAACAGGATACCACGCGTATTCGGCGTGCTGCAGTACCTGCAACAGAAAATCAGGAAAGTAATGGATGGCTTGTTATTCCAGTATTCACAAAGTGGAATAACAATATTCCAGACAGCAAATCAGCAAAGCTGATAAAGTTCCGTTCAATACCTCCGGCTGCAAAATCGTACCGCAGATTATCCGGTGGCGAATCAGTACTTTATTGCCCAAACGGAATAAGTGATTCCGAAACACTTATTATTGTTGGCGGTGAAATTGACGCGCTTTCAGTAATTGCAGCGGGTCACAATAATGTTATTTCCGGAACGCTTGGTGAAACAGCTTGGGACGATAAGTGGTCCGATAAGCTGGAGGACTGCGACGATATTGTTATTGTTTACGATAACGATGACGCAGGAATAAAAGGCGCGGCAATGGTCGCGGAAAAGATCGGAAATCACAAAGTACGTATTGGCAAATGGCCTGACGGCTGCAAGGACGCAAATGAATCATTATGCAAGTACGGAAGCAATTTCGATATTGGCAAAATCATTTCATCTGCAAAATCCTCAGACGGTGATTCAGTACTTAAAATTGGTGATTTGCGGGAATCGTACAAACGTTCAATTCTCGGAAATGCAAAACCCAGAGGTATTAGTACTGGTTGGCCGGATTTGGATAATCTTATGGGTGGCGTACGTGATGGTGAAGTAACACTTATTACTGGCGATACTGCATCCGGCAAATCAACATTTGCAAGCCAATGGGCCTTACAAATGGCAATATCGGGAGTAAATACTCTGGTATGCCCGTTCGAGATGGGTGCGCATAGGCAGTTGGATAAATGGGTACGGCAATGGTCCAATTCCGCCCCAGATAATCTTACTCCCGAAAGGCTTGATTCAGTACTGGATTCTCTGCAGGCTGCACCGATATGGATACTTAACAGGTATGGTTCCATACGTTTGGAGCCAATGAGAAATACACTTATTTATGCCATACGCAAACTTGGCATTAAGTTCGTACTTGTTGACCATATCCATTTCATGGTGGAGGAAGGGCCAAACGAAAGAAATGATTTGGACAGTATGATGAAAATGCTGGCCGAAATTGCAGTGGATACCAGAATACATATTATTGTTGTTGCGCACCCGAGGCAACATAGCGCAAGTGACGAAAAACATAGGGATAATCGTATTATCCAAATGTCTGATTTAAAGGGAAGTTCGGGCCTGAAACAAATGTCCGATAACATACTTTCAGTATGGAGGCCCAGAAAAGCCGACAGAACTGGAGTAACAGAAAATGGCGTAGGTGTTGCCAGTATTTACATGCTTAAGGCCCGTAGTGATTTTGCTACTGAGGGAAGTATTGCATTTAAGTTTATTCTGGAATCTGCACGTTTCGAGGCTCCTGATTCCAATATGATTAGTATGTTTCGCAACGCCATGAGTAACGTTGCAGAAAACCCAGATACCCCAAATAACATAACAGGTCCGCCACAAGTAGTACGTGCAAGACCAAGGAGGGTTGCACAAACGGATAAAGTTACTGAATCAAGCGAAAAATATATTGAAACTAAGCATTGGACTGCCGTTTATGATTAAGAATTACAAATACGAGAATTTCAATATTTCTCGTCCAAGGCGCGAAGTATTACTTCCGATTGTTCTTCCTTGGCGAATAATGCCTTACGTGCGTACAAATTATCGGGATTTCTCCGCAAAAGCCAAAGCTTATCACAATTCTCAATTCATGATTTGCGATTACATTGATAGGTCAATTGCTGCAAATCTCGATATGAGTGTTGACGAATACAAATTATTTATTCACAGCAAATGCCCAGTACGTGTTGGAACAGCTGTATTTATTCCAGAAGGAAAAGGTAAGCTGAAAGGCCAAGTAACGAAAAATAAGGGTGATTGGGATAATTATCAAAAGGCAGTATGTGACGCGCTTGTTTATTACAAATATCTTCCGGGCGATTCCGCGCATACTGTACGCGGTCCAGATATTGTTATTGTTCCACCAGAATGGGATTACGGAAATGTTGTGGAATCCGGCGTGTACTTAAGTAACAGTAAAATGCAAACGGAGTATGCAACGGCGTTCACGGTATGGGCCACAGCATGACCATGCCTTGCCAGACGCGCAAAACCGACCCTTGCAGCCTTTGCAGCGTGCGTGTCGCACCACGGGCAGACCTGCAAGGCTCCGTATCGCAAATGGATACGTTTTGCGCGTAAGGCTTTTCAGTACGCAGGAAATCCAGAATACACAAAGGAGGAATCATGTTGAAATTGCGTGAAGGTTGGCAGTTGGTTATTGAAGAGCCAGTATCGTACTTGTACCATCCAAACGAAATAATTACCGGTTGCAATTTTTACAACTTTTACATTT